CGTCGGCCTTGGCACCACCGACGACTGTGGCGATGATGTCAACGCCGCTCGCGACTGGAAAGCCAACATGGAGATTCGTTTGAAGCTTCATGCGCTGAGAATGTAACACCCAAGTTTCGCTGTCGTGTGTGAGCAGCTCCGCGCTGTGCCTTCCATGGCAACTCCTACGACCGCCGCTGTGAAGCATGAACTGTGGTTCATGTTGTCCTGCACCGCTCGCACCACAACTTTACACACCACGCCCGAAGTATGAGCCACTCGCACCCACACGTGCGAAAGGACAACACCCAATGACAGTAAAAGATATGAAAGAACAGCGCATCAAGCTGATTACCGACGCACAGAAGCTCGTGCTTGGTGACACCGTGACCGCTGAGCAACGCGACCAAGCCAACCGGATGGTTGCAGACGTAGAGAAGCTAGAGGCGGACATCAACGTCGCCGAAAAGCTAGAAAGATATGAGGTCGAGTCTCGCGAGACCGTTCGCCCACCGCGTGGTAATCCAGCCGCTTCCGAAGCTGAGACCCGCGAGCAGAGTGACCGCGAGGTACGCGCCTTCACCCACTACATAAAGACTGGTGAAAAGAGAGATTTGCTCACCACCAATGCCGGTGCGGTGATCCCGCAAGTCTTCAACCAGAACATCATCGACGCCCAGAAGCTGGTGGGTAACACCCTCACCGTCGTGGGCAAGAAAGTTACAAACAACAATGGTGCGCCCATCAAGGTGGCTCTGAGCAACGATACAGGGAACACTCTTGTGACCATCACCGGTGGTGAGGGTACCGCGTTGACTGACACTGACCCGACCTTCTCTGGGTTCGTGCTGAACTGCGACACCCTTGCGACGATGGTCAAGGTGTCGTTTCAGGAATTGGAAGATGCTTCCTTCGACATGGGTAGCTGGCTGAAGACCAAGTTTGGTCTTCGTTACTACCGTGGTCTGGAGTACATCATCACCAACGGCAACGCCAGCAACGTGGCGTCCATCCTCACCGGTGCGACTCTCGCTGCAACCTCGGCTGTGTCGGCAACCGTCACGTTTGACGACCTCAATGCGGTGTACTCCGCACTCGACCCAGCTTACGAAGGAAATGCAAGCTGGGTGATGAGTTCCACAACTCGCGCTCTAATCATGGGCGAGAAGGATACTCTCGGGCGTCCGATCTTCATTCCCAACCCGTCATCTGGTGTGCTCGACCATCTCTTCGGTCGTCCCATCGTTTTGAATCAGGCGTTGCCTTCGGCGTTCGTGGCAAGCAACGTCGGCATCATGTACGGGGATTTCGAACAGGGCTATTTGCTCCGCACTGATGGCGACATGTCCATCCGTCGTCTCGATGAGCGGTTCGCGGACTCGTTGGAAGTCGCGTTCCTCGCCTATGCACGTGTAGGTGGAGCATCGACCGACGCCGGGACTCATCCGTTGCTGAAGCTCGCAACACACGCCTAATCAAAATCGAATCAGGGCGGCTCATAACTGGGTCGCCCTCTTCGCTACCTCTACAGAGACATCATGCATATCCGTATCACAAAGTCATTCACTGTCCCCGCGTCCCCACGTCCGCTCATCACTGGTGAGCTATTAGACCTCCCTGATGACATTGCTCAGAAGTGGGTTGACGAAGGCCGCGCCCAGTTGTGGACGCTGACAGGCACGCCGCCTGTGCTTTCGTCTGTTTCACCAACACCACCCAAGAGCAAGCGTGAAAAGGCAGTTCGCACCTAATGACCGGTCTTAGTCTCCAACTCGTTGTTCCACCCATTGTGGAGCCGGTCACGGTTGCGACCGCGAAGCAGCAATGCAGGGTAGATTTTGCTGATGACGACACCTTGTTTGCGGTCTACATCACGGCTGCTCGCCAGTATTGCGAGAGATACACCCACCGTGCGTTCTTCAATCAGACTTGGCTCCGTACTCTCGACTTCTTTCCACTTGCGTGGGGTTCGGAGACGCTGAGCCCCGCCGACCGCAGGGACTATCCGTTTTACTTCTGGGACAAGCTGACTATCGACCTTCCCCGTGCGAACTTAGTCAGCGTCACTTCGATTGTCTACGTGGATGGAACGGGCACGACGCAGACGCTCGACTCTTCGGCCTACAACGTGGACATTACATCCACACCCGGCCGCATCGCTCCCTCATGGGGCAACATCTGGCCGGAGACGCCGAACTTCATTCCGGGCTCCGTCAGGATCACTTTCGTCGCTGGCTCTTACGGCGATGGCGTCACGGTCAACACCTGTCCGCAGACTGTCGTGATGGCAATTCTGCTCCTCGTCTCCCACTGGTACGAGCATCGCGAAGAAGCCAGCGAACTCAACCTCAAGAACATCCCGAAGGGTGTGAACGCCCTACTCGATACCGAGCGTGTCGTGATGTTTGGGTATCGGTAAGGCGGCGATATGCAATCGGGAAAGCTCAACAGACGCATTGCTATTCAGTCTCAGACTACGACGCAGGACGCGCTTGGTCAGGAGCTCCAGGTCTGGTCCGCGTTCTACACGTGCTGGGCAAGCATCGACATTCAAGCGTCGCAGCTTCTCTATAGCACCGCTGAATTCATCAGCAAAGTCACCCATCGCATAACGACCCGTTGGACATCCTCCGTAGTCATTGCAGCAAACCAGCGCATCGTCTACACGGAGCCCACAACGGGCGTAGTTCACACATACGAAATCGAAGCCATGCTCAACACAAAGCAGGCTAATCGTGAACTCGTGCTGATGTGCTACGAGCTAAACGGAGTGGAGTAGTGGTCGAAACAGATTTCTATACCGCCCTCTGCGCCTCCGCCGTCACGGCCATCTGCGGCACTCGCATATACCCGCTGGCATTGCCGACAGACCCCACGCTCCCAGCTATCGACTACAGGTTCGTCGGCGGTGCCAACCAGCCCACGATGAGCACAGACGGCGTGCAGCGTTATCGGGTCGAAGTCAATTGCTGGGGCAACACCTACAGCGATGCCGTAAGCCTTCGCTACGCAGTCGTCAAGGCTCTCTCCGGTTATCAGGCCGGAACGATGAATATCCAGTATCTGATGCCGCAAGATCTCTTCGATGAAGAGCTTCTCCAGTGCCAAGCCATGGCGGAGTTCTACGTCTACGACGCGATGCAGTAATCAATCTCTCTCACACCCACCCTAAATAGGCACCCCCGCACCACCGCAGGAGAATCACCATGTCTCAAGCAGCTTCAAAAGCACAAGCAACAGCCGTAGGAACCGTCATCTCCATTGGTGGCGTAACCGGGAGCACCGGTACGGAAACCTTCACACCCATTGGAGAACTGACCAACGCAAAGTTCAGTGGTCTCAAGGTCGGCGTTGCCGATGTCAGCACGTTTGCCGCCAACACCAAGCGCAAGCTGGGCACGCTCATTGACTACGGCACCTTCAGTGCCACGATGCTTCGCGTCTCGACCGATGCCGGGTACGCTGCGGTGATCGCCGCTGCTGCCACTGCTGAACTGTACGACTTCAAGGTGCAGTTGATGCCAAACACTGCGGCTGGTCAGACTACAACCGGCGATTTGATTGCCTTCTCTGGCGTCGTGACCGAGGCTGGTGGCTTCGACCTCGACCTCAACAAGGCATCCGAGGGTACGCTCAGCATCGACATTGATGGTGCGTGGACGGTTACGGAAGGTAGCTAAATGCCGAAGGTAGCTAAGAACCCTGAGATAGACCCAACGCTGCCCAAGATACCCCTAAAGCTCGGAGCCGAGACCTACTATCTCTGTTTCACCTTCGGGGCTATCGCAATCGCACAGGCCAAGTTGCGTGAGGCCGGAATCAAGATCAATCTGCTTCACGCACTCGACCTCAGCACCTTGGATGCAGAGAGCGTGGTGCCGCTGTTGTATGCGGCACTCATCACCCACGCGCCCGACATTTCGTTGGCGGAAGTTGAGAAGCTGGTAACTTTCCGAAATCTCGCTGCGGTGTACGAGGGTCTGGCTAAGGCATATCTGGCGTCCCTCGCAGAACCAGAGTCGGATGACCCAAAGCACCCCACCGAGCCACAGCCGAGTTAATTGAGCCAGAGAAACTCTGGCTGCATTTTTGGTCTGTGGCGATGTACGACTTACATCTCACCAGCGATGATTTTTACGCTCTCACTCCGCGCCAGTTCGATGCCTTGTGCAAACGCAAGAGGAT